TTTGTTGCTTTGACCGTACTCCCGGATATTCCGGAAAAGTGCTGTCGATATTTCCGAAGCGGTCGAGGACTTTGAGCGTGTATTCATACCAATAGGCCGAGCAATGAGCCTTGAAGGTGTGTTCTCCTTCCTCGTCCGTTATCTCAAGATCGCCGACTTGATAAGTGTCGGTGAGTTGCTTTGCTTCTGCGACGGTCGCATAAATAATGGCAGGGAGCTTGAGGTGCGGATAGCTTTCCGAGAAGACTTTTTCAATGACATTCTTTGTAAACTGTTCAAGGCTCCCCATGGTTTTCCCTCCTTTTTAGAATGTGATATAGGTACGGATGAAGCCGTCGTCGTTGGTGGTGAAGACAACCTTTTTAACTTCAAAAGTTCCGCTTACTTTCGGATGGTTGACAACAATCTCGTGTGAGTGTTTTACAAACGGGGCGGAGATAGTTTCGAGTTCCCACTCGCCCCCGACTCTATCGAGGTTTAGAATGTTCACCCCATACTCGAAGGTATAGACCTTTTTTTGCTGTGGTTTCTTTCCCCAATAGAACACGCCTCCCGAGAAGAAAAACCGTTGCTTAATGTTCCATGCCGCATGTACGGCGTTGATTGCTTGAACTGCCGACATTTCCCGAATTGGTACTCTTTTTTTTTCCGGGTAATTCCGAGAGGAAAGAACCATTTTAGAGATGCCCGCTTGTGCCAGAAAATAGGAAATCATTTCCTGCGGCGTCGTATCAAGAAACGTGTTGTTAATCTTGGTCTCCTCGAGGAGCAGCATGTCATCCTTGAGGGTAATTTCGTCGGCGTTGTCTCCCGAATTGTAAGGGCGGGACACATAGCCCGTGAAGGCTTCGTCATACACGCCGTTGTAGCCGAGTTCAATCGAGGCCGTGTCCTTTCGGGTAAGCGCGATTTTTTGCTGATATTCTTCGGTAAAGCGGATTTTTGCCCAATCAAAATATGAATCCTGAGAGGAATGAATCTCGGCCTGGACGCCCTGGTCGAATGAATAAGAGCCCGCTCTTGCTATAATCTGCGGGTAAAACAATTCCGTCGTTTCTATGTTGCTGACCTCCTTTAGTAAGGCATTTGTGAAACGCGGTTATAGGCAGTCGAGGAGCTCGCGTCATCCACGGCGGGTGACTTGCCCCGGTTCTTTGAAAGGTAGCTGCTATAGCTTGAGGTGATTGTTCCGCCCGATTTGCCGCTGCTTGTATTTTTTTTCTTCTTTGAACTGCTGCTTTTTTTAGAGCTGCTGCTTTTTTTAGTGGTCTTAATCGTCTGCGGAACGTATTCCCAAAATTCAAGGGTAACGGGGAGCTGCCCGCTTTTGCTTTCCGCCTTGTGGGAGATTCCCTTAAACAAAACCTTATCGACGCCGTGAATTGCCGTGTCCTCACTGACGATCGGTATAGGCTGCGGGACGCTTTGACCGGGCTTTCGGAAAAGAGCCCGGACGGTGGCGAGCCGCTGATACTTGTTTTGTGTTGGGGTATCGTCAATGATGAGTTCAATATTGACTTTGGCGTCTTCATAGCCTGTTGCCTGTTTTGGTTTGGACGCGCTGCCTTCGACGCTCTGCTCGTCGATTGACGCCGACTCCTTGACCTCGATACTTTTAACGAGGCCGGGGAGAACGACCCCGTTGAGCTTGATTGTCTGATCTTCGACGTATATCATGATCGTCCTCCCTCCTTTATGCCGGTTCCGGCGCGGCGGTGAGGTCTCCGTCTGAGTCGTCGTCTTCCTCGTCGCCGTTGCCGTTGGTGTAATCCTCAACCTCGCCGAGGAGTTTGAGAAGTTTCTGCAAGTCCTTAATCTGTTTTAGATCGACCTGCATGAGCAGCTTTTTGATGATAACGTTCTTTGCGCCGTTCGAGCTGCTGCTCTTGTCCTCGTCCTCGTCTTCTTCCTTTTTGCTGCCGCTGAGTTTAATTTTCTTGGTTGGCTCGCGAGTGAGTGCCGCTTTTGATTTGCCGAGTCCCTTTCCAATCGCTTCGGCGGGTGCATCCTCTGCCAATTTGACGCCATGTGCATATGTTGTCATGGTCTTTCGACCGGATTGTGTCAGAGTGGAAAGTGGCCCCTCTTTGGCGTCTGAGTGTGGAAACAAGTTTCCAATCTTACCGAATATTCCTTTGACTGCGTTAATTGGTGCCGTAGCAACCGATTTAATGCCATTAACAAATGTGCTGATTAGCCGCTTGCCAGCTTCCCCGAACCATGCAATTTTCCCATTTATCCAGTCGATGATGCCCTGGAAAAACTGACGGATATTATCGAGCCCGCCTTTTATGCCCGTGCCTATGTTGCGGAAGAAAGTAAGGAACGATTGAAACCCATTTGACAACCACTGTATCCCTGCTGAGACGGCACTGCAAGTTGCGTTCCATGCGGTATTAAGGAATGCCGTTACGGTTCCCCAGTTCTGTCGGAGCAGAATGATTGCCGCAATAAGGGCCGCGATTCCTACGACAATCCACGTAATCGGGTTTGCGAGAAGTGCGGAGGTAAACGACCAAACCGACGCAATAAGTCCCGGCATTGCTGTTACTGCCGTAGTGATTGCTTGCCGTGCCATACTTACAAGGCCGAGAGCCATATTTTTAAGGGCCGTGGCGCCGCTGATTGCTGCGGTTTTTGCCATGCTTGCAATGCTGAGAGCAACATTTTTTATGCCAGATATTGCCCCGCTTCCTGCCGCCTTGATGACGGAAAACCCCTTTTTGACACCGTCTCCCGCATAAAGGCCCATGATTTGTATTGTTTCAAGTGCAGACGGTATGCCCTTGATAACTCCGACAAACCCTTTTATCATCCCCGCCGTCTTGGTGAAGACCAGCCCCACGCCTCCAACTACGGCAATCGTTGTTCCCCCAACGGTCAAAAACCCACCGATTGCAAGGACAACGAGCATAATAACCCGGACGAGGTCTTGGTTCTTACTTATCCATCCGCTGACTTTTGTCAGCGGATGGTCGCCTTTACTGAGAAATTGGTTGATAGTGGGAAGTAAGCCGTTTCCTATAGTCTCCGCTACATTGTGAATGCGTTGCTTTAATACCTCAAAGCGTTCCGGTTCGGTCTTATTCATTGCCGATGCCATCTCTTTTGTGACCTTTGTACCTTGCCCCAGTGCGCCATACATGCCGACAATGTTCTTTTGAAGGTCGCCGGTTTTGTTATACATGAGGTCAATGAGGGAGACTGCGTCAGTATCGCCGAACGCCTTTTGAAGCTGCATTTTTTCGGCGGCATCCATAGTAGTTCCAAATTTGCCACGGAGCTTGTCGAGTATCTCGGGCATACTGAGAAGTTGGTTATTTGCGTCTGTGAACTTGAGTCCGAGTTCCTCGCCGCCCTTAGCTGCCGACCTCAGAAAAGCCTTATACTTGGTGCCCGCCTCGGAGCCGCTCATGGTGCTTTGCAGCATTCCGAGAATGGAGAGCTGTTCTTCCAGTGGAACATTGGAATTTGTTGCCGAAGCTCCGAGGTTTTCGATGGCCTGGGCCATGCCCGAACCTGTCGTCTTGAATTGTTTGACCGATTGAGAGATACCCGCCGAGAACATCTCGCCGAACTGTAGATCGCTCATGTCGCTGTAATAATCTTTGTAAATGCCGTAGCCCGTCGAAAAAAGGGACGTCATTTCTCCGATTGTTGATTTTGTCGCCTTCGCTGTCAGACCTGAGAGCTCGGTCATTTGTGCGACGCCCTCGTCAGAAAGTGAGGCGATGCCGCTTTTAATGTCATAGGCGGCGCTGATAAAGTCGGACTTAGTCGTTCCGGCCCATTGATCGCTAAAGCTCTTTGCCGCGCCTTCAATCGCCCCGAGGTCTTTAACACCCAGGGAGGAAAGTTCGCCGAGAGCTTCGCGCGTTGCAAAGGTTGCTTTTACTGGTGAGAGCGCCGCGTCTGTGATTTGCGCTCCGATTCCCGCCATTGCAGCGCCCGTTTTAGTCATGCTTCCGAGGGTTTGGTTCATGCCCTGTAACTTTGAAACAGAGCCGCCAACGTTGGACGAGACGCTTGCCATCGGGCCTGTGAGGTGGTCGACCATGTTCATAATGAGGGATAGTTTAAATACGGACTCTAAGCTCATGCTTGCCTTTCACCTCCCATTGTGATATTCTAAAAAGAAGGAGGCGGAGATATTGGTTTTTATACTGACTGTATTGCATGTTCTCTTGTTTGGATTATGTGCCGGAGCAATTATTTCCGTCATCGTTTTTGTTCCGCTTGGCATTTATGTTATTCCTTACGCATTGTGGGTAGGAAGCCAAAATACAAAAGGGAAACATCCCGAGCTAAAAAACGAAAAATTTTTCCGAACAGTGCGGAATGCAACAAGACTCT